GCTGTGGGACGGGCTGGCGACCGGTGAGGAAATCCCGGCCGGTGAGCGCGTGGCCTTAGCGTTCGACGGCTCGTATTCCGGTAACGACGCGACCGTGATTGTGGCCGCGACGGTTTCGCCGCAACCGCACGTGCAGCTTGTGCAGGTGTGGGGGCGACCCGATCCGAAAGACACGACTTATCGTATCCCGATTCCCGAAGTGGAGCAAGCGATTCGGGACGCTCGTGCAAAGTGGGATGTGGTCGAGATCGCCTGTGACAGTTACCGATGGCAACGCTCACTGTCCATCCTGGAAGGCGAGGGGCTGCCCGTTCGGGACTTCCCGCAGTCTATTGCGCGGATGTCGGCGGCCACGGCCGGATTCCTGGATGCATGCCGTAACGGTCAGCTCAGCCATTCGGGGCACCCCCTGGTCCGCGAACACCTGAATAACGCTGTCTTGACTGAGGATAACCGTGGTGGCCGTCTGGTGAAGGCCCATCGGTCGCTACGGATCGACGCCGCGATCACGACGGTAATGGCCGTATCTCGGGCCACATGGCATGCCACCAAACCTCAAAAAAGAAAGCGTGTGATGACGTTCTGATGGCCAATCCCTTTACCTCTCAGGACGATTACCGGGAGACCGCCAACGACAAGCTGGTCGACCTCCTCCTGGCCCTCGACGCCGTGCAGCCCTGGCTTGTCTTTCTGCAGCGGCATTTTGACGGCAACCCACCGATTTCGTTCATCTCGGATGCGGCCCGCGATGGCCTTAAAGGCGTCGAAGCCCTGTACGTGAACATCCCGCGCTTGACGGTGGCGAGCATCGCTGAGAGGTTGTACGTCAATGGGTTCACCGGCGCGGATGCCGATCTGGCCGAGCGGATCTGGTATGACAATGAACTCGACGTTCAGTCCGATCTTGTGCATTCAGAGGGGCTTCTGTTCGGCCGTAGCTACACGGTGCCGTGGATAGGCCAGGACGGCAGCGCGCGGATCTCGGTCGAGAGCGCCCGCCAAGTATCTGTGCTCGCCGACCCTGGCACCAGGGAGATCGTCAGCGGGGCAAAACGGTGGTACACCCAGCAAGGCCAAGGCATTGGGAGCACCCGCGCCGTTTTATGGCTCCCTGACCGCATTGAAGAGTACGCCGCCAACGCTGGCGCGGCCACCGGCGGATTCCAGCTCCAAAACGTGACCCCCAACCCGTTGGGCTGCCCGCCGATCATTCAATTCAGCAATCAGGGCAGGCTGCTGACATCGTGGGGCAACCGTGGATTAGACGAGATTTCGTTCCCGGCAAGGCTGTTGCTCAATGTCGCCTCTGAGATCCAGGATGTCATAGGCTTGTCCTCGGCTCTTTCGAAATTGTGCTGGGACATGATGATCAGCTCGGAGTACACGGGACGGCCCCGCCGTTGGGCTTCGGGCATCGAGCTGATGGAGCGGCCCCGCCTGGACTACCAGGGCCAGCCGGTGCTGGACGGCGACGGCCAACCTATCATCGACACGGTCAATCCATTGGCGCAGGAGCAGTCGAGAACGTGGGTCTCCGAGGCATCCGAATCGAAGTTCGGGCAGCTCCCGGCGGGAGATCTGAGAGGGTTTACCGATGCCTGCAACGTGATCGTGCAGCAAATTCTCGCCGTCACCGCCCTGTCGCCGGGGTACCTCGGCATTCTCAGCGCACAGCCGCCGAGCGCGGATGCCCTTCGAGCTCAGGAGCTTTCGCTGGTGTCCAAGGTGGAGCAGCGGCAACGCATGTTCGGGCGGTCCTGGGAGAAGACACTGAGGCTTGCCATCGCGATTGAGACCGGCCGCGACCCGCGCTCTGTGGATGTCAGGGTGGCGTGGCGGCCGGCCGATCAGTCCAGCTTGGCGCAGGCCAGTGACGCAACCGTGAAGCTCTACCAGGCCGGGTTACTGCCGCAGTCGTCGGCCCTGCGGCTGTTGGGCTACTCCGACGAGGAAATCGACCAGATCCGCCAGGACATCATCGATGACGTTGCAGCGCAGAAAAAGTCGGACCCGATGAGCTCGTACCTGAACCGCGCCAATCCGCAACTTTAGGAAGGAAACCCATGAGCGAGACCGAAGCCCCTACGCCGAACGTGACCGAAGCGGCCACAGGGGGCACCGTAGACGCCCCCCAAATCGACGCTGACGAACCAGAATCGTTCTTCTCAAGGGAATACGTATCCCAGATTCGGCAGGAAGCCGCTGACCGCCGAAAGGCTGCCGCCGAGGCAGCCCAGCGGGCCGACGACCTCTCCCGGCAGCTATTCCTCGCCAAGGTCGCAGCGACTGGGAAAATGGCCGACCCCAACGATGTTCCCTACTCACCTGATCTTGTCGCCGACGACGAGGCCCTGACCGCCGCGATAGACGCCACCCTGGCCGCGCACCCGCACTATGCTTCCCGCCGTCCCGCCCCCGGCACCAACATTGGGCAGGGTCCGCAAGGTTCGCCGGTGGCACCGCCGCCATCCCTGATCGACGCTATCCGGGCTCAGCAAGGACGCTAAGCGGCGCAAATCGCTTGATATCATTAGAGGTAGCGGGATGATTTCCGCGACACTCTCCGGCGCTGACGCGCAATCCATATCGCTGAGCTTGATGCTTGCGAGTCAAATCACCTTCTTAGACAGGTATTCTCAGTGTCTTTTCAGCTCACTTCGGCCACCCAGGCCGTCATCGAACAAGATGTTAGTTCGACCATCATTCAGCCGCTCGTTGCTAATAGCGTGATTTTGCAGCAGGGTCCGCATGTGTTCCAAACCTCGGCCCCGCTGAGGGTTCCCAGGCTGGCGGCCAGCACCAACGTCGGTTACGTCGCCGAAGGCGCGACCATCACCAACGCCGCTATCGGTGTCGACGAAGTAGACCTTCTCCCGTCGATCCGCCAGGGCATCAAGAGCCTCACAGTTGTGTCCAACGAGCTAGTGCGTTCCGCTGTGCTCGGCGTCTCCCAGGTGCTGTCTGACCGCATCGCCATCGACGTGGCACGCTTCGTTGACTCCGAGTTCATCAACGGCACCGGTGCGGGTTCGGGCGCGGACATCACGGGGCTGCTGAACCAAAGCGGGATAAGCACAACCACATACGCTGCTCTCGGCTCCGCTGCGGAAGCTGCGGCCGGATCGCTGGGCGACCCCGCGTTCTGGATCAAGACCGTCGGCACGTTCGCGGCCGACCACCTGAACCTGGACACCTCGCGCTGGCTGTTGAACCCAGCGGACTGGTACAACTCGGTGCTAACTTCCCGCGACTCGTTGGGCAGATTGCTCTTCATCGACAATCTGACCGGCAGCTCCGGGCCTGGGGCCATCCTATCGATTCCCGCCGTGGTCACTACTCAAATCCCGCCCGGGACAGCGGCGCTGGTGGACTTCTCCCGCGTGTTCATCGCGCAAGATCAGTCTCCGTCCGTGGCGCTGCTCACCGAGCGGTACGCCGACCAGGACAGCATCGGCATCCGCGTGACGACCCGCTGGGATCTGCAACTTGCGCAGCCAGAAGCTGTGCTTTCGATCACCGCTGCGGCCTAAGTCCGATGGCCGCACCCGAGGTGTCAGACCTCACGGCGCTGCTATACGGCGATAGTGGGACCACCGTCGACTCCACCCAAGGAGCAGGGGTGCTGTCGACGGTGACCCAGCTCGCCAACGCCTACACCCGTGGTGTGGGCTTCACTGACGGGGTTCCTAACGCGGACATCTCTGCGGTGGTCCTGATGGCCGCTGCAAGGCTGCTATCTCACCCCCGCCAGGTCGCTGTTGAGGAAGCCGTCGGCCCAGATTCGGCCGCATTCCGCAGCGGCGGCTTCACCGGCTGGTCCGTTCTGGAAACCGTTGTCTTACAGCGCTATCGCGTAACGGCTGTCTAGAGTGGACGTTCTTGTCTATAGGCCAGACGTATCGGCAGTCGACCCCTACGGCGATCCCGTCGATGCTGATGGGAATGTGATCAGACAAACGTCGCCCGGCACCTATCTGGGAACGCTGTCCGGTGTCGTGCTGGCCGACCCTACGGTCGACTCTCTCAGCCGCGGGGTTGACACTCAGACCGCTGGCGGTAACCCCCAGTCGCGGGGTGACGTGGCATCGGTGGACGCTCTGGTTGGTGCCCCGGTTGGTGCGTCAATTAACATGTCTTTTCCGTACTCATTTCCATTCCACCTATCGGACGGCCCAAATGCGTTGCAGCACGGGGACGTGATCATTACGGATCAAGGTGTGTCGTATGCCCTTTACGGTCCGAGGACTTATGGAAGACCTAACGTGATCACCGGCCAGCCCGTGCGGATCAACGGCGTCTACTACTACTGGCTCCGCGCGACTGCTCTAGTCAACTGAAACGTCTTCCCCCGTCTTTCCGAATCGCTCGCGGTGCGCGGGGGAAGCGCAAGCAACACCGCCAGGAATGGGGTTTCCTTGGCCCTTGGGGCCTGGCGGTGTCGGCGGCGCTGCTGAGCCGCCACTGTGCGCCGTCTCGGCTGCACCGAACACCCCTCGGTTGGTCCCTTCCCCGCCGGGGGGTGTTTGCGTTGTGCCAGTTGTGCCAACGCCGCTCCTGTGTGGAGCAACCCGAAGACAACCGCACGGGTTCCTTGGTTACCGTGCGGGGCGCTGGGTGGGGACCCAGCGCCACCCATCGTGCGGGGCACCCCTTGTCCCCCCACCAGTGCGCCGTCATGGCTGCACCGCGAACGTCATCCTTGACCGGGGTGGCGTTTGTCGTGTCAGCCCTCTTTCGGCACCGCTTCTGTAGGCAGTCCCCTGACCATCCCACCCCTGGCACGCAAACGCCGCGACGTTTGGCGGGAAAGTCCTTCGGCACCTCCGCAATCAAGATGAGTCGACTGGCCCGGTCCGCATCGTCAAGAGGACGATGCAACCGTGCGGCAGTCACCGTGAACCGGCAGCGGCTAGTGCTCGGCGGGCTTATTCAGCCCGTCGGCGTGGCCTTGGCAATGCAGATCCGCACACCGGCGTCTTGGCGACGTAACCTCCACTTGATGCTTGATACCGTCCCATGACGTCAGAGTCTGTGAAATGAGCTCGGTATCGCCGCCGCAGATCGGGCATGGATGGCCGGGGTCTCGTCTGATAAGTGACTCTATCGGCATACTCGGAAGGCTAAACCCGCTGCGGTGCGGGAAGGAATGGCCTAAAGTCCTCCGGCGTCGGGCATATCTTCCCTACCTTGCTTCTGTCGCGCCGGAGTTAGATGGTCACAGTCTGGGACCATCCGATCCAACATCGACTCTGGGAGGTCATCGTGTCAGGAGGCACCGTCGCTCGCGTCACCGAGATCAGCGCGAGGTCCGACACCAGTTTCGAAGACGC